CCATCTCTGGATTCGCTACAGCAACGCCGACAATGGTATCGGCACGGACATAGGTTTCTCCCGTGAGGATATTGTGCAGCTTACTGACAACAATTTCGATACCGCTTTCAGTCGTTGCACTCATGGTTACAGCACCGTCATCCGGCATTCCATACTTCCCGGGAGCTAACACGATAGCATCTTTGTTCCAGAAGACGTTCACAGGAGCCGCAACAGTGTTCAACACAGTGATAGCCGCAGTCGAAGACTTTGAAGACACGACACAGTTCTTGAACTGAGCACCGGAAGCACTTGCAACCTGATTAGAGACCATCGGTGGAGTTACAGTGATATGGGTAGAATCGTCAACCGAAATCACGCGGAAAGTTTTAAGCTCACCTGTCGATTCTTTAGTGACCATATGGACACCGTAAACGTTCGCAACAGTGATACAATCACCCGCAACAAGACCACTTGAAGCGCTAACAGTCCACTGGTCGAAGCGGTTGTCAACGTTAACCTCACTACCAAGGTATGTAGTTGTGGCTGATGGGACGTAGTAGTTGGTGCCAGCATCGGCTGTAGATACAGTGCGTGCCGTTGCATCACCTGCCTGTAAACGGTAAGAGTAAGGCAGTCGGAATGACTCAAAACCAGCAACTTCACCAACGATAGCCTTCTCATAGGCAGTCAATGATTTTCCTGTAAGAGGACGTGAAGCTACTGCAAGGTCTTTAGCAATCCCCTGATAATCCTTTGAGTTCAAGCCTAAGAAACGATCCATTGCGGGCACTCCCGTAATATCCATCAATGTTGCCATAGAAGCAGCGTCATCAAATGAACCTGAAGCTGTAGTTTTCTTCAACACAAGTGAGCCATAAAGAGCCGCAGCATTGCTTATAGCAACGTTGATATCTGAAGCCAGTTTTACAACCGCATTTGTGATAAGTTTACCTTCCACTGAAGGATCCCTCTGGTCTCCCATAGAGAGTTTAAAAGGCACTGAGCGCTTTGTGCCCAAGTCAACAGGGACACTCAACATCGCTACATCAGCGAAGTTAGATGACATATCCGTGCCACTGTAAGAGGTCATCGGCTGAGGGGCTGGAATCCAGAAACGGTCATTTGAACGCATCATATCCTGAGCTGAGCGCTCGATCTGTGTGACGTTCTTGCTCAATACGAGGTTGTCCTCGAAATTTACGACGGCTGCGTCGAAGGCGTTCTGAACGTCCTTTGAGAAACTATTTGCCATATTCTTTACGTATTAAATTTTGTGATAAAATAAAAGTTGTTTTCTTTACACTTGATTCACATGTCATTTCGGCTGACAGTGCCGGTCTTACCTTTTAGCAATCACTTTGTGATCCTGTGATGTAGGATTATTTCTTAATGCTTCTTAAATATGCAATTACAGGAGTTCTATTGCCTGTTCTATCTGCCTCAGCACGTAAGGCTTCGAGCCGTGAATCAACGTTTGTCTCAGGAGCACGTTGTTCAACAGGAGCTTTAGGTTTTGACTGTGGAGATGCTGGTTTCGCTGCCTGCTTCAAGTTCATCTTTGCCTCAATCTTGAGGAGTTCCTTGACGAACAGCACAGGGTTCTTAATGGAAGCCAAAGAGGTGAGCAACTCAGGCTTCTTATGAAGCACATAGACAAGAGCTGCCGGAGCATCTGACACATCTAAGAGCATCCCTTGCTGAACCACATCAAGTTTGCCAGCAACGGCATTCTGAGCCACCTGATAATCAGGTAATTTCAGAGCTTGTTTCTCTTCCTCAAACTTATTAAACTTAGCTTGGTACTCTTCTTGAGCCTCTTGCTGTCTTCTCACCTGAGCCGCTTTCTGCGCTTCAAATTTTTGTTTCTCGCCTTGCCATAGGATCAGCTTTTCTTCAAATGCGTCAACATCCCATGAACAGCCCTCTAAGGTTGGTTTCTCAGGTTCTGCTGTAAGTATCACCTCAGCCGGTTTTTGTTCAACCTGAGCCGTTTGTGGGGCATTCTTGGCTATCTCAGCAAGTTGTTTCTTTTGCTCCCGTAGCTGAGCTTTCAATTCTTTATTCACCTCACGGGTACGCTTCACCCAATCGGGAGCATCTGCTGGTACATCTTCTTCTTGTTCCTCTGGTTCCGAGGAGTCATCTTTAGGGATCTCAATGAGTTCACCATCAAATTCAAGAGCAGTGACCTGTTCATCCGTTGGAGCAGTAACGTTTGCAGCTACTTGCTGCGCTTGTTCGGTTACTTGTTCAACTACTTGCTGTGCAGCCTGTTCGGGTGCTGATGCAGCCTGTTCGGGTGTTGCCTGTGCAATAATCTGTTCCTCTGACATAATTTTCTCTCTTTGTGTTTTAAAGTGAACCCCTAAAGAATCCAAAGGAAATCCTAAAGGGGTATATAAATAGTTATTTTAGTGTTACTTACCTCACTAAAGCAATCCTTTTAAGGATCTGTAGCTTTTCTTCGTGGTTCGCCCTGCCAAGTTCTTGAAGTATCTTTTCAGTCTCCGCTTTGACCTTCTCAGTATCCACAATAGTCTTCTGATTCTTCACCTGAGCTGCTTGAATGTCTGACATCGTCTTTTGTGTCTGAGCCTTGACAAATTCCGTGTTGGCATCCGGTTGCTGATTTTCTGCCATCTGCTGGAGTTCCTTAGCCTCCTCTTCAGTTGGTTCAAGTGCTCCATTCTTTATGAGTGACATACGAACAAACTTCTGAAGGTCTTTGATACCGGTAGCATCATCAAGGTTGAGCACGACGGTGGACAGGAGCATATTGCTGAGTTCAGGAGAGATACTTGTAGAAACCGAAAGGAGTTCTAAGAGCTGACGGGTCGTTGCCTCTTTCTTGGAATCACTTGAAGCACCTATAGAAGTCGTTGCGGACATCGCTACCGAAAAGTCATTGACCAGGGTGAATGTATCACCTGTCTTCTCTTCTTGGTTAAGCTGGAATGATGTCCTGGTTCCTGACTCTGATAATCCTTTAAGCTCCTCTGTAGAATTTGTGTCAATCACTTCACGTGCCACTGACAACCAAACCTCTGCTGCCCTTTTAAGAGCCTTTGCCATGTTGCTGAGGTAAATGTAGGATTGCTGTGTTATCTTGTTCTGAATCAGCTCTACAGCCTTACCAGAGATATTTGAGACAATCGCTTCACCACCCTGCTGGTTCCCTAAGACATCATTGAGGTCAACATCGGAAGTCGAAAGGAGAGCTGCAAGTGCTTGAGGGATTTGTGGAGTCTTTGTGTAACCCACTGCACCCATCGCAACGGCATTACCATTGGCATCAGTGATTGGGTTAAGCAAGAGATAATTGTAGTTGTTCTCAATGTCGGTTTCCCATAAGGTTTCGTTACCTCTGATTTGTTCGGGAGTAAAGATCGGCTTTTCTATTGTGCTGTAAGCTGCGGTTTCAACCAGTTTGCTCATTTGAACATTACGGAGTCGAACGATATCTTTGGCTTTACGAACCTTCCCGAAGAATCTTTCTGAGCCATCAATGTAAAACCTTTCGCCATACACCGGAATAATCGGCAAGCATGTTCCTGCGATTACGCCACAGTCTTCAAGGATCGTTGAGCCATCTATGATGTACTTATGAACACTCTGGACATACCTTTTCTTCTTCTTTGACAACACTTTAGGGTCATCATTGAGGATGTATGAACGGTCTGCCAATTCCTGTTTGAACTCGTCGGTTAGCTCTTCTTCAGTGAATACGTGAGGGTTCCCTAAGAGATCCAAATACTCAACTTCAGCAACCTTCTTACGCTCAATTTCGTAGTATTCTGCAACGTAAACAAACTTAGGTTTGAAGAACTCATACTGTCTGGTCTGAAGCTTTGCTACGTTCGTTGTTGGTTTTGTTTTAAACTGCTTTTCGTATGCTCTTGGAGTCATCTGAAGGATCACTGCACACCATTCGGCATCTGATTTGTCTTGACGTTTTGCGTTTGAGTCAAAGAACACAGTCTGGTCGGCATCAAAGATTGGTTCAAAGGTGATGTCTCTTGAGCTATCTTCAACAGATGGGTCATTCTCTATAACCCTGATGCGGAATGCGCCTAAGCCACCTCTGAGAGCCTCTGAGAAAGCATTTAGTTCTGCCTCGTCGGACAGCTCTTCTAACCGAGTTGCCCTGAACATATCCGTCGCATTTTCGGCAGTCGTTGCATGGTTATCATCTTCAGCAATGAATGAGACCCCGATTTTGTTACGCCTGTACTCGCCTTCTATTCTGGCAAGCTGTAGTGAAACTTTGTCAATTTCGATACGAGGTTTACCGGAAAACGTCGTCTCGTAGAAGTTCTCGTAGCTGGCACCCGTTACACCTACAAAACGACGGTCATTCAGAGACTCAGCACGTTCCTCCTTTTGGGCAAGCAGAACCTCTGAAAGGTTCTCACTAAGCTCTATAAATTTTTCTTCAAGATTCATTTATTCTGTTTGTTTGTTTGCGTTGTTCCGTCTTTTTGTCTCTGATATTTTTGCCCGTGTCTCAGGGGAATGTGTCTTTAATGTCACTGCTCTTACCAACGTAGTACCGTCCACTTGGTGAAATAATCAGATAAATTCCTGTAGTCATGTTTCGGTTGTTTTAGTTGTTTTGGTTACTGAATACAGGAATATAAGAATATT